TTTTTTTTGGCTGGCATACTAGATATTGTAGGGAATTGCCTATGCGCTGTTGCGATTTTCTAACGGCTTGAGTGCGTTGAAATTGCACGGGAATTTATGGTTCCGTTCGCGGCCTGTTCCATTCCCCGCGCATAAGCAACATTGGGGTACTTGATCGTTCAGTGACTACATCTAGCGCACCCACCTCAGTGACTCAGCGCTCTTCTTCGGCCTGCCGACTGACCTGATCTTAGCAAGATTCCTGCGCGTATGCAGGACTGCTCTTGCCGCGTCTTCCAGAACCAGCGTGGCGTCGCTAGGATCACGCGACAGAGCATCCAATCGACTTGCCAAGCCGCGCAATTCCGAGGCGACACGGCGCAGATTGACGACGGACTTCAGCGGGATTTCAAGGCGTGCGACCTCTGGCTTCCACCGCTTGTCGAATTTGGTATGCTCATCGCGTGATGTGGTCATAGCACCAACCTACTAGATATGGTGCTAATTTCGCAAGGGCTATGATGCGGCCTGACGGACAGATTCAGAGTACGCTTCGCCTGATCCGATGTGCCGACATCCTTGGCACTTACGGTCTGTCAGCGATATGTCGTTGCGGCAGGTGTGTGACATGACGTGCGGTATCCATGCGTGAAGCTGCTCGTAATCGCCGTCAGCGCAATACATTCGATCAGGCGCATAGTACCCTTCGCTGAATCGCTCCGGCCTGTTCCAGCAGCCCCATTTCGCGTCTGCTGACTCGCGCACCATATCCGAAACTGGATGGTCGATGACTGCCATAGTCAGTCTCCAATCCATTCCCAGACAAGCGCATCGCGGCCCTTGCTAGGATTCTCGACGTATCCGACGTGACGGAACAGAACGTCCTTGCGCTTCCTGATAAACCGGATCGCGCTGTTGTGTTCTGTCTGCACTGCGTCGGCAATCTGCCGCGACGTTCCACGGCCACCGAGTTGAATAAGCGCATCGCGGTAACGCTGATCCGCGTTCAGCCGATTGACGTATGCGTTCATGCGGTAATTTTTATTCTTCGGCGGCTCGTTGTCGATGAAGTGTGCGCGTGCCGTACCGTTGAAAACTGGAGGCGGTGCGTTGAAAAGAATTGCAGAAACGATGCTCATTATTTATTCCATGGATAGGTTAGTGTTGTGCGCCACTGGTTTAGCAGGCGCTGGTAACGGCGGGTTGCTGACATTGGGTATAGCCAGCGGAGGATTTGAGGGGTCATTTCCCCACCTCGTCAGCCATTTGTCGGATATTTGCAGCGTGATACTCATTCATTAACTGATCTCCGCTGTCGGTTGCACACTTCTCAGCAGCATCCAGCAAGCCTTGACGGTATGCGAGTTTGTAAAGTCGCTCAATCTCTGGATACCAGAACAGCGCGGCTTCGTTTTCTGCTTGCGACATTCCGGCAGCTTTCGCCGCTTCAAGAATCTGGTCGTTGGTGATCATTTCAAACTCTCCACAAAGTTCTTAAACTCGTCCATCTCTTCACTGTGCTGACGCATCAGCATCAGGTTGGAGAACAGGGCCATGCCGTTAAGTGCGGTGATTGCTAGGAGGAAGATGTAGTCCATTATTCCTTCTCCTTTACAAACGGCCCGATAGTCCAGTTAATAACAGGTATGTAATATTTAGCGGCAAGCGTTGCAACATGATCTCACCATCCATAGAGAACATACTTACACTTGGTTATTTCGTGGTACACGTCTTCTCCTTCATGGCTCGGATTGTGTCTATGCACTTGCACTGCACAAATTCGATTGAAGAACCTACAAAACCAAGCGATGACAAACGATTTGCACACTCTTCGATAACAGAGTCGCGGTACGCCATCAGATGATCGGTTGGTGCGGGGAGGGAGAAGCATTCTTTTGCTACGCGCCACGCTGTTTCGTCAGGCGTAAATGTCGCAATATCGAACAGCGCCTCCCGCATCGTCTTGATGGTGGCTTCCCGTTCGGCCATATCGTTGTTGTATCTAGCAACAGATACGCTGTCAGTCTGCTCATTGAGTTGTCGGCATAGTGTTGCAATCTCAGCTTCCAACTGCTCGATGCGGTCAGCGGCTTCTTGACAGGTATCTTCACCTGCTGCGCGACACGTTCTCAATCGTTCAACTAAGTTCATTTCGATTCCTCCACCAGTGGGAGTGCCAAATAAGGTTTCCACGCCTTCGCAAATGGCCGCTTATCTTTCTTTCCGAAGAAGAACTGCTCCTCGCTTTCGATACCCCAAGCAACCACCTCGCTCTCATCCTCGACCGCTTTGATGAGTGCGTGGGCGAAATTTGAAAAATAAGATGAGTAACTACTCGGCATACCCAAATCTTTGCAGGTATGTATTACCAATTGCTCAAACCGTTCTTTGCTAATCATTTCTTCTCAACTCCTTGTTCAATTCCACAGTGAGGGCATGTCATCTTCTTTGCTCTTGTCCAATCACCAACTGAGAACCACTTGCCACATTCATCACAGCTAAAGTGGTATAGCTTCTCTAGGCAGTAGCGGATCATTTCGACTCCTTCCAAAGTTCGTAACAACGCTTTGCTTCTACCAAGTCGTTGTAAAAACCTGAGTCAGCAATGATTGCGTTTCTAATAGCCTCTGCCAACACCTCAATCAGCTTGGCTTGCTCTGAATAGTCATCAGCCAGTTGATTGAACCGCTTTTCCTCTACATCAATCTCAGATTCCAACTGCTCGATTCGTCCTTCCATCCAGATCATCTGACTTGATTCTGGTGTAGCTTGAGATCGTGTCATTTCGATTCCCTCCAGAGTTCGTAAGCGGCGAGTGCTGCACGGGCGGCATCCCGTATTGCGGTGTAATCGCCAACACCGTTCAACATTGTTTCAAGCGACCCCGCAAGAGTATTAATCAGCGCGGCTTGGTCATTACGCTCAACTCCACATTTACATAGTCCAATAAGTCGGTTTGTGGAGTGCTTGGTCACACGTTCAATCACTTCCTTCTGCTCCGCGATGACTGCTTTGGCTTGCGCAAGTTCGCGTTCAAGGTCTTCTATGTCTTCGCACAGGTACTCAATGTGGTCATTTGGGTCTTCTGAATATGGGTGGCTCATGGCTTCTCCTCTCTCAGTGCCTGCCGGCACAATTCGTACTGGCTGCTGGTCAGCTTGGCGTCATCGACAAGGTTATGGATCACGTCTCGGGCGAAGGACAGTTCTGATTCCAACTCAGTCAGCCGCCTCGCCATCGGTCGCTCAGAGCGTAGGAATTGCTCGGTCTTTTTCAGGCGTTCGACCTCGGCCTCTAACTGCTTTACCCGATCAACAGGGTGCGTGTCGCTGCGGTATTCGTGGCTACTTAATCCATACATATTCTTCTCCTAGTTACACAACAACCGACCGCCAACGATTCCAAACAAAGACAATCTTTACGCTCGATTGAATTTAAAGCGTCGGCAATAAGTTTGATTTAATTCAGTTACTCGCTGAATGTCGTCGGTTGCTGTGTTCTTCAGTTACTCGAATTTTTCGAATAACTCATTTGATAGGTGGGGCAGAAATTAATCGGACTGTTTCCCGCAGCCTTTTAACCTCCTGAAGCCCCGTTGATCTTAAATAATCATCTCCAGCATCTTGTAGATGCAGGCAAAAATGATCGCGTCGGCAACAATAAAAATCGAAAACTCTTTCATTTTTTCACTCCGTACAAAAAAGGTGCGCGTTCCATCATCTTCTGTATGGTCGAAGTGCAGATGCGCTGCTTGCATGTAATGTGTGCCAGCTTGCGGTGGAGCATGACGGCTTCGTGTTCCAAGTCGGCAATCTCTTTTTCAAGTGCAATCAATCCTTGGGCCAGTGCGCTGATGCAGATAAGGCTGTCATCGTCCTGCGGATCGCATTGCTGGATCATAGTCTTGTGCATAATCAGTTTGCGTATGGGCTTAGAAGGTAAAGCACTGAGGCGAAAAACGTGCCGTAGTAAAAAAGTTCAGTAAGCATGTGCGAACTCCTTTATAAACCATGGCTGGAAATTGTCGGCTGCGAACTCGTTGATCTCGGTTTTCATTGTTTGCGCTCCAGTGATTCAGAAAATGCTTGGCGAAGTTGCATGGCTTTTGTCTGGTAACGAACAGGAACGCCATCGCAGCGGTAGGATGAATACTGAAATGCGGTGCATTTGTGCCAGTTTCCAGCGGTATCCTGAACTTCGTACCAGCCAATTTTGTCGTCGTTTTCCATTTTATAAATCCTCCAGAATTTCGGTTTTGATACGCATTGAATCAGCGTCTGTCATCTTGCGCTCAAGCCACGGCGCTGGTCTGCCGCGACGGTCAAGCACGTTGAACTCAACATCAGCGTGGCCGTAGTAATCCCAGTCGCTCGGCGCGTTGTGGCTGTAGCTTCCTTTGACTACGTTGAGCGTAGTAACCTCGATCAAGCATGGGATTCCTGCGATACGACTTTCTAGCATGATTGGCTCCGTGTTGTTTTGCTAACGTGTGGTGATAATATCGCACCACACGCTGCACGTCAACTATTCTTTGCGTTCAAATATTTCGATGTCTTCAATACGGTATCGAACGAGGTTCCCGATCTTAATGAACGCAGGGCCAGTGCCTTGCTGCCGCCATGTCTCCAGCGTTCTGGCAGAAATTGACCAGCGTTCTGCTAGTTGCTTAGTCGTCAGCATGATCGGCGTCCTTGTCGATGAACAGAAGGTAGTCGTTACTTGTGCAGCCGATGCCGAGGATTGACTCTGACTCTGGGAACTGGCGCGAGCGAAACGCAAGGTTGCGCTTGCACTGGTCGCGCTTCTGGCAACCGTTTGCGTGGCCTTCGGCGTCGTGGGCTAGGCAGAGGATGTTCATGGCTGGATTCCTTTCATTGCGTTTGCTGCCAGTTCCTTGCAGCGTTTCAGTTGTTTGGCAGGTGTGCCGTGTTTGTCGCGGTTTGTTTCGTTGATCTTCATAAGCGCCACCATCATGTCGTTGCGCTCGGCTTGCAGGCGATCCATGCGGCCCTGCATTTCTTCAGTGGTTTCCATCATTCAATCCTCACTCTCATGGTTTCTTTCGTCTTGCCGTACAGTTCAATGCTCTGCGATGTGCCGTCGTTGAACGTAATGCGGATCGTGCGGCTGCTGAATTCGTCGGGCTGACCTTCGCGGCAGGTCGTTACTGGCTCGACCTCGACCGTCGCTACGTCATGGAATCCGATGTGTGCTGACATTTAAATCACCTCGTCCTGTTCTGCGGGTTGTTCTGCTGCGCGGATAACTTCGGCCCGTGCCTTCGCTGCGGCCATGGCTCCATCGACGCCATTCATCTTCGGGCGCAGTACGTTCAGTTCGTCAATCGACTGAGCCGCTGCGATCTCGGTCAGCACGTTGCTGACTTCCAGCCGCTTAATGATGAAGCCTTCCTTCTTTCCCTTCGTGGCCGTCAGTGACAGGGCGATGTCTCGGTCGATGTCGGACAGGTGGCTGATGCGAATACCGCCTACCTTCACGCCGCCGAACTTCACCTCTGGATTGTTATACAGCGTCATGCTGCGGCCAATCCATTCGCGGCCATCGTCACCCCATGCGAAGATAAGGACTTTGCGCATCGACTTGCAGGGCTTGTACGGACGGCCTGAGTCGTTTGCGTAGTTGATAATCACTGGCTGATCGTCAGTTCCGCGGCGAACGTCTGTCACGGTGATGGTCATGTCGCCACCGATAAGCTGCTCGCTATTGAGTTGATCGGACTTCGGAACAATGGTGTCGCGCAGGTTGGAAATATCAGACATACTCTACCTCGATTTCTTCTTCAGTTGATTTAGGAAACGCCCATGCTGGCAGCGTCAGGACTTCAATATTTTCTGAGTAGCTAGGCCAGTAGTTAGACTCTGCGGCCAGCTTGTAACTGAGCAAGTCAGCGTTGCGGATCATCATGCCGACTTCCAGTGATACGGCGTCCAGTTCATATACAGCGACGGCGAAAGGCGCTTTCTTCTCGACGGCGATGAATACGAAACGATTGGCCTGCGTACCGGCCAGATAGTGCGCGGCCTGAACGTGATACCGAAACGCGGCGACTGACTTGGCGAAACCGGCAGGGCTGGCGTCCTCGGTCGTCTTCACGTCGATCACGGTACGGTCGTTGCGCCACCAGTCAGGGCGGCACTTGCACTCGATGCCGGTGTCGGCGTCCGTCCAGAACACGCTCGACTCTGCGTGGCCGTCCGTCAGCAGTTCGCCAGCAATCGGATGTGCGAAAACGGCAGCAGACATTGTGGTAATCGCATCATTGTCGGCGCGAGTAATGATCTGCTTGTTGCTGGCGACCAGCGCGGCGTACTCTGCCTTGCCTGCTGCCGTGCGACGGTCGCCGTCGAACACTGCGAACTGCTTGCGGAACTCAGAAGGTTCCAGCACTGCGGTGTGCAGAGCAGTGCCGAACTGCATGGCCGCTGTCGGCTCAGTGCGCTGGCCGTCCAGATAGGCGCGGCAGTGCAGTGGCGACTTGGCGATCTTGTCCAGCACCGACTTGCTGACCGCGCTGTGGGCGTGGTACTCGGTGTTGCTCATGTCTCGGATGATTTTCATTTCGTTGGCTCCTGTGGTTAGTCTTCGTCTTCGTCTTCGTCTTCGTCTTCGTCTTCGTCGTCATCAATCGGGAAGTCGCCGCTAAACTCTGGGTCGTCGTTGCGCGGATCACGGTCTTCAGCTTCGGCGCATTCTTTTTCCCATTGTTCAATTCTTGCTTTGCGCTTGGCCTTAACTTCTGGGTCAGCATCTTCGGCGGCGATCTCGGCTTGCGCCTTTGCCAGTAACTCGGCTTCGTATTCTTCGATGAAATTCATTTCGTTATCTCCTGTTAATTAAGATCGGTTGTGCAGTACCGTTGGACTGTTCGCTTGAGGCTGCGGGGCCGTTTTAAATTCGCTTTGCAATCTGAAGGTCTGTTAAAGACGAGTTGCTAACCGTTCCGTAGTTTTCGGTTTTGTGCAAAGAAACGATAACTCGTTTTCCGTTTAGCATTGCTGTAAGGGCAAAGTTGGCATCTTTCTTTGTCGTGTTCTTTGCAAGCAATTCGCCGTTAATTTCAAACCAAGATTTCATTTCCTCACCTCTTTCGTTGTCGCGTTTCCGTAACGCATGGTGAGATATTAGCACCACATTTCCTACGTTGCAATACTTTTTTTCACGTCCTGATAAAAATAATTGGAGTCGCCCATTCAAGGTCTGCGTCTGTCAGCACGGACGCGCTCAGTGCCAGTGAATATCTCGCCGTTTTATATGACCGTTTCACAAACCCAATCCGCATCTGGCCGTTCCGCAGCCTGACCAGCGACGTACGGCCAATCGCTGCCGGATCGAAACCGCGAGGCATGGCTGAGAATAATATCCATCCGTCCATGTGTTCCAGATCACCTCCCGACGTGCGGCACTGAACGGCCATGGTGTCGCACGGCAACTCCCTGCTCGGTATCGGAACGCTGTCGCCAGCTTCCAGCGAATGCACCTCGCCTGTGCCGTCCATCCATCCGGCGATTGAAACCATAGCTCCGTCTGAATCCATACGGACGCCAGCGTGCGCGATCACTTCACTGGCAGGCGCTCCGATCAGCCGCGCTATATCTGCGGCCTCGGTCAGCGTCATACGTCGTTTGCCGCGCAGCATCAGAGATACCGCGCTGTGGTCGATGCCGAGTTTCCGCGCCAGTTCGCGCTGTGACATGCGCCTATCGGCAAGGCGATCTTTGAAATACTGAGTGTCGATTGGCATGGTGAGATAGATACACCACACGTTCCGCTTGCACAATCGTTAAGATGGTGCGATATAATCAACACACCGTTAATTATGGAGTTCATATGTCACCAGCCGATTATGTAATCACACTGTTCGGAGGAGTTCGGCCTCTCGCACGCGCCATTCACGTCGATCACTCAACCGTCAGCCGTTGGAGAAAGCCAATCAGCGAGAAGGGTACTGGCGGCGATGTGCCGACTCGTCAAATTCGGAAAATCCTAGCTGCCGCGAAAGTAGCCGGATTGCCCATTGACCGCGCACGCTTGATAGGCGGCGACGATGCCTGAGTCTTCCTCGACTTTAGAAGTGCACCGCCATCAATGCGAGGTGCGGCAAGTGCTTCAGTGGCGACAGACAAAAGGTAGGCCGTTCGTCACGGACTATTTCATCAAGGTTGAAAAGAGTCGCGGCGCTTCCTGTCGCGCTGAGTTGGAGCGCGTCTGCAAAGTTCAGTGGATCAAGGGCAATCGCGGGGGCAGGGGGGATTGGCGGGAATGAACGGACTACGCCCACGCCAGATCAAAGCCATTGAGGACGTTCGCGCTGCGTACCGCGCTGGCTACCGTGCGCCTGTCCTAGTCGCAGCCACCGGATTCGGGAAAACTCATACCTCTGCCGAGATAGTCAGGTCGGCTGTGTCGCGGGGTAAGCGTGTCTGGTTCATGGCGCACATAACCGAGATTCTTGAAGACACTAGCCGCAAGCTGGCCGCAGAAAAAATCCGGCATGGATTCATCATGTCAGGGTATGCAGGCGATCTGCGACTTCCTGTTCAGGTTGTGTCAGTTCAGACGGCTGTGCGACGCATCAAGAATCTGCCGCCTCCGGACTTGCTTATCATTGATGAAGCGCATTTGTCTGTGGCCGACACATACAAAAAAGTAATCAATGGTTTGGGCAATCCGCTTCTTCTGCTTCTGACTGCAACGCCTGAACGCCTTGACGGTCGTGGCCTTGGCGAGATTGCCGACACCATCATCCCAACTTGCAGCACGCAGGACTTGATTGATGAGGGGCTGCTCGCTCCGATCAGGTATTACGCGCCATCTACTGTCGATCTGTCAGGCGTTCGCACAGTGGCCGGAGACTATGCAAAAAACGACCTGAACGCTGTGGTCGATAAGCCAAAGATCATTGGCGATGCGGTTTCGCACTGGAAGAAGATAGCGGCAGGCAGGCCGACGATTGCGTTCTGCTGCTCGATTGAACATGCGAATCACGTTGCGGAGCAATACCGGCAGGCAGGCATTCGCTCCGTTGCGGTCAGTGGTGACTCTGACAAGGCAGACAGACGCAAGGCGCTTGACGATCTTAGGAACGGTCGCGTCGATGTGGTTACGAACTGCGCCCTGTGGGTTGCCGGAGTTGATGCGCCGAACGTGTCCTGCATTTCGCTGATGTCTCCATCTAAGTCACTGACGAAATATCTCCAGTCAGTCGGTCGCGGATTGCGAACGCATCAAGGAAAAACGGACTGCATCATTTTGGATCACGCCGGTATGGTTCAGACTCACGGCCTTCCGACTGACATCAGAGAGTGGTCACTAGAAGGCAAAGACAAAAAATCCAGACCGCGCGATCCGGACGAAATAGGCATTCGTCAGTGTCCTCGGTGTTTCGCTGTCGTGCGTGCTGCTGTTTCGCAGTGTCGCTGCGGCCATGTGTTCGTACCGAAAGCGCGTGTCATCGAGCAGGAAGAAGGCACGCTTCAGGAAGTTGATATCGAGGCGATGCGCCGTCAGTCTCGCAGGGAACAGGGATCGGCACAGACGTTGGATGAACTGATCGCGCTAGGCTCGCGCAGGGGATTCAAGAATCCTGTCGGGTGGGCTAAACACGTCTATTCCGCTAGGCAGCGCGGCTAACGCGGTGCTATAATCGCAACGCTTAATTACTTTTTTACAACAGGAGCATTTAAATGGCTGAATATTCAAACGAAAACCGCGGTTCAATCTGGAAAAACGACAAGAAGGAAAAGGACACGCATCCGGATTTCACCGGCTCGCTGAACGTCGATGGCGTGGAATACTGGGTGTCTGCTTGGAAGCGCAAGCCTGATGCGTCTGCGAAGGCTCCGGCTCTGTCGTTCTCTATTAAGCCGAAGGAAACCGCACAGGGCAATACCGATCACGGTAAGGCGAAGGCGAACGCTTACGTCAATGAAGACGCGGATGATATCCCGTTCTGAGATGGACGAAGCTGACCTGTCAGATGAGCGCATCGCCCTGGAGCTTTCTTTTCAGCTTGCAGCGGTGCGTAACCGATCTTCGCTCGCGTATGTCGGCCAGTGCTATTCCTGCGGTGAAGGTACGCCAGCAGGAAATAACTTCTGCGACTCCGACTGCCGAGCAGATTACGAACGCATTAAACGGATGGAACAAATCAATGGGAAAAATTAGCCGCCAGTCAGTGCTGGAACAGGCGCTGGAAATCGTCACCGTGGATCGCAATTCGCAGTACGGCGAACCTGAGGATAACTTTCAGACGATTGCTGAACTGTGGTCGGTCTATCTCACGCGACGCACGATGCTGTCTGTCGAACTGAATGCGTCTGACGTGGCCGTGCTGATGGCGCTTATGAAGATCGGCAGGCTGACGGCGAACAAAACGCACGCCGACAGTTGGACTGACGGTATCGGGTATCTGGCCTGCGGTGCGGAGATTGCGTGCCGTGAATGAGCAAGCCATACAGCAACGCATCATGCTGGCCCTGTCAGAACGGGGCTGCTTGATCTTCCGCAACAACACAGGAACGGCGACTGCATCAGACGGTAGCCGTATTCGTTTCGGCCTGTGCGTCGGCTCCAGCGATCTGATCGGCGTGTCTCCAGATGGACGCTTCCTAGCCGTCGAGGTCAAGACTCCGACTGGCCGCGTGCGTCCGGAGCAGGTCGCGTTCATCGAGGCTGTCGTCGCTGCTGGTGGAATCGCCGGTATCGCTCGTTCTGTTGAGGATGCCGTTGCGCTTATCGCATCGTGTGGTGCATAATAGATAACGGGGCTTGATTCGGTTCGCTACCGGATGACAAGACCTAACGACCAAGGCGCGGGTTGCCCCACCTTTTTAGCGCCTATCTACCTTGGGGAATATTATGAACGTACATTTTTCTAGCGCCACTGACTTGTGGGCTACACCTGTTGAGTTCTTCAACGGATTGAATAATAAATTCAACTTTACTACTGATGTCTGCGCTTTGCCTGAAAACGCAAAATGTGCAAATTACTTTACTCCGGAGCAAGATGGGCTTGCACAAGAGTGGAAAGGCACTTGCTGGATGAATCCGCCTTACGGTCGCGGCATCGGTGAGTGGGTTAAAAAGGCTTACGAACACGGAGAGGCTGGAGGAACTGTAGTTTGCCTTCTTCCGGCCAGAACAGATACTGCATGGTGGCATGACTACTGCATCAAGGGAGAGGTGACGTTTATTCGCGGTCGGCTGAAGTTTGGCGGTCATAAAAACTCAGCGCCATTCCCTTCTGCTGTTGTCGTTTTCCGTCCTCGCGTTTCCGAATAACGGGGGCGCTATGGATTTCCAATCTCTAGCCAGCGAACTGCTGGCACGCTCAGAAACTCTATGCCGCGAATGGTTTCCTGCTGGCAACAAATCAAGCAATGAATACAAAGTAGGCGATCTTCAGGGAAGGGCAGGGGATTCTCTTAGTATCAATCTAAACACTGGAAAATGGTCTGACTTCGCAACAGGAGAGGCTGGTGGAGATTTCATCAGCTTGTACGCTGCTGCCGAGGGTATCAGTCAGGGTGATGCGTTCAAACAGTTGTCGAATGGTCACGCTCCGAAGTGCATGTCGATGCCTGCTCCGAAAAAACCAGTTCAATCCGAACCAGCACTGACGTTCATTCTGCCGTGCCCTGAGACTGCTGAACCGCCTGACTTCGGTAACGCATCAGCCGTGTGGCAGTATCTCGACCAGAACCATGAAACGCTTGGATACATTGCACGATATGATCCTACGACTGGAAGGAAGTCAATCGTTCCGTTTGTCTATACGCAGGAACATGGTTGGACAAAGAAGCAATTCCCTGAACCGCGTCCGATGTATGGGCTTGAAACCGTAGAGAATGCCGAGCGCGTCCTGTTGGTTGAGGGCGAGAAGGCATGTGATGCGGCTCGTATGTTTGCCGGAAAGAATTATTCCGTTATGACGTGGAGTGGCGGCGCGAAGGCTTCGCACAAAACCGACTTCACTGTTCTGCACGGAAAGAAACTCCTGCTCTGGCCTGACGCTGATGCTGCTGGCGTCGAGGTTATGAATGAAATTGCCGAGCGCCTTGTCGGTCACTGCCCTGAAATCAAGATCATCGACGTGACTGGCCTTGCTGATGGGTACGATGCTGCCGACACAGGCTTCACCACGTTCAAGCAATTCGCTGACTTCGCAAAGCCACGCGCCACTGAGTTCGTAGTCAAGCCGAAACTGCTGGCCGCTCCATATCCGTCAGTCATCGACTACGATACCGGCGAGATTATCGAACAGTCTCCGAAACCGTCAGCGCCAGTCATCCAGATCGACACGAACGGCTACGCGCCTGAATACTCAGACTCAGACATCGCCATTCGCTTCGTCGGTCACATGCAGGGCGACGTGCTGTGGTGCGAAACGTGGGGCCGCTGGATGGTATGGCAGGGCAATCGTTGGGTAAAAGACGAAACGCTGATCGTTCCTGATCTCGTTCGCTCGACCAGCATGGCAATCGCCACCGAACTGCTGGGCCGTCCTGAACAGGATCAGAAAGCACGCATCCGTCAGGCGAACCAGTTGTCCAGTTTCCGCACAATCAAATCGGTTGAGCAGCTTGCGAAGATGGATCGCCGCTGCGCTACGCATCCGAATGAGTGGGATGCTGATATGTGGCTTATCAACACGCCTGATTGCGTTGTCGATCTGCGCGACGGATCACAGCGACCGCATCGACGCGAAGACAAGATCACGAAATCAACGTCCGTCAGTCCGTCAGGATCATGCCCGACGTGGCTGAAATTCCTCGACACAGCGACCGCTGGCGACAAGGAACTGCAAGCGTTCCTCCAGCGCATGTGCGGCTACGTCCTTACCGGCGTCGTGCGGGAACACGCGCTGTTTTTCGTGTATGGCACAGGCGGGAACGGAAAGGGAACATTCCTGAACACGATAACGTCAATCATGGCCGACTATCAGCAGGTTGCCAGTGCTGAGACATTCACCGAATCAAAAGGCGACCGACACCTCACAGAACTGGCCCGTCTGGTAGGCTCGCGCCTAGTCAGCGCACAGGAAACTGAGGAAGGAAAGCGATGGGCCGAGGCTCGTATTAAATCGCTCACAGGAGGCGATCCGATCACGGCTAACTTCATGCGGCAGGATCACTTCACGTTCATTCCGCAATTCAAGCTGGTAATTGCAGGCAACCATAAACCAGCGTTTCGCGCTGTCGATGAGGCAATCCGTCGTCGTCTGCACCTGATCCCATTCACGGTATCAATTCCTGCCAGCGAACGCGATCCGTTCCTGTCTGAGAAACTGAAAGCCGAAGCCGGTGGCATTCTGAAGTGGATGATCGAGGGCTGCTTGATGTGGCAGCGTGACGGCCTCGCGCCACCTGCGATTGTTAAGGATCATACCGATTGCTACCTTGGCGACGAGGACACAATCGCTCAGTGGATCGACGAATGCTGCACAGTTGGGCCGCATTGCTCCGCACCGATGCAGGCGCTGTATGAATCATACAAGGACTGGTGCGAGCGTAACGGCGAATTCATCGGCAAGAAAAAGGCGCTCAAGTCAAAATTGGAAGGTCGAGGGTTCAGCGAACATCGCACATCGAAGTCACGCGACCTAACCGGAATCATGGTTGGAGGCCAGACATTCGAGTGAAAACTTAACCGGAAAAAATTGTCATTTTGTCATTTGCGTCATAGCCAGCCGCCAGTGACAAAACCAATGACAAAACTGAAGAAAAAAAATCCTTTATAATCAACGCGATGACAAAAATGACAAAATTTTCCTATTATGAATCACTATATACGCGTGACGTGTGCGCGCACACATAGAGAAAGTAACCGGAAAAATCTGTCATTTTGTCATTTTGTCATTCGGGCGAATTGCTCGCCTAAACCGGAGCATTAACATGACTCAAAAAAATCTCGGAGGCAGACCGCGCAAGATCGCCTCTCCTGCTGAAATGGATCGCCTCGTCGATGAGTATGTTGCTGATCGCTTGGCGAACGACCAGCCGATCACGCTGCTTGGTCTTATCCTGCATCTCGGCCTGAACTCTCGCCAGTCGCTTGACGAGTACCTTGCTTATGACGGGTTTCCTGACTCCGTAAAAAGAGCGAAGGCTATTGTCGAGCATGAATACGAAATCAGACTGATTAACGGTGGCGGGGCTGGTGCTATCTTCGCCCTGAAAAACTTCGGCTGGAAGGACAAGCAGGAAGTCGAAAACTCTGGCGGCATGACGCTGACGATTGAAACCGGAATCAGCCGTGACTCGGATTAACCTGAACTATCACCCGCGCCAGTGGCAGAAAGAATGCCACGCTCGCATGGCACGCTTCACTGTGCTGGCGCTGCATCGCCGTGCAGGTAAGACTGAACTGGCGATCATGGAACTGGTCGAGCGTGCGTTGCGCTGCAAGCTGGAACTCGGATTGTTCGCTTACGTTGCGCCGTACCTGAAGCAGGCCAAGTCGATTGCATGGGCGCGATTGCGTCAGCGTTGCGCTCCGCTGATCGAGCAGAAGCTGGTTGAGGTCAATGAGTCGGAACTGTCAATCAAGTTCGCTCACAACGGCGCGACGATCCGACTGTGGGGCGGTGATAACTTCGATGGGATGCGCGGCCTGCGTCTGGACTTCTGCGTTATCGACGAAGTGGCGCAGATCAAGCCTGAACTGTGGCAAGACGTTGTGCGACCTGCGCTGTCTGATAGGCTCGGGGGTAGTTTGTTCATCGGAACGCCGAGTGGTCTGAATCTGTTCTCCGAACTGTACTTCCGCGCTGCAACGCTGAACGATTGGTACGCTGCTCGCTACACAGTGCATGACACTGGCGCTCTGGAGGCCAGCGAGGTTGAAGCGGCCAAGCGTGAGATTAGTGAGACATCGTTCGCTCGCGAGTACCTGTGCGACTTTGCAGCAGCAGGCGACGACCAGCTAATCTCACTGCAACAGTGCGAGGATGCAGCACGACGCGAACTGAAGATGCAGGACTACGGCTTTGCTCCGATTGTCGTGGGCGTTGATCCGGCTCGCTTCGGTGACGACCGTTCTGCCATTGTCATACGTCAGGGCTTGCTGATGTATCCGGCGCAGGTCTATCGCGGTCTGGATAACATCGAACTGGCCGACAAGGTTGCCGCTGTCATTGAGCAGTACCGCCCTGCTGCTGTGTTCTGCGACGCTGGCAATGGCTCCGGCGTCATCGACTACCTGCGGCTGCATCGTCATCGGATCACTGAGGTGCATTTCGGTGGTGGCGCGACCGATCCGAAGTTCCTGAACAAGCGAGCCGAGATGTGGTTTGCGATCCGCGACTGGCTCAAAGCTGGTGGCGGCATTCCGAATGACGCGGGGCTGAAGCAGGACTTGGCCGCACCGACGTACAAGTTCAACGCTGCCGGAAAGATTCAGCTTGAGTCGAAGGACGAGATCAAGAAGCGCGGTATGCCGTCGCCTGACATTGCTGATGCGCTTGCCGTGACATTTGCTGCTAAAGTCTCACCAGAGTCGCGTGATTCGCGGCCATCAAGGGCAATCACCGAATGAAGCTGATCGACGTGCTATCTGCGACGGCGCTAATGTGGCTTATCCTGTGGGCAGTGGCGAAAACGTATATAATCCCGACTGTATTGTTTTTCGCATCATGCTGTGCGAAAATCGCGCAAAATTTTCTCTAGGGGCGTTTCATGGGTAGTCTGTTTTCAAAGCCTAAAGTTCCGGCCATGCCGCCACCGCCCGAACCAGTTCCCGTTCCGACCGTCGATGAAGCTGCTCAGAACTCTGAAGCCGCTGACAAGGTGCGTCGTCGCAAGGGCGCTGCTGCCACTGTGCTGACTGCTGCTGCGTCACTGGCTCCGGCTCAGACCAGCGCAGGCGCTAAGTTGTTGGGGCAGTAATGGCCGACACGCGTGCCACTGACATCATCCGTCTGCATGGGCAGATGGAGAATGACCGCAAGACGTTTGAGACTCACTGGGAAGAAGTAGCCGAGCGAGTCTTGCCGCGTCGCCGTGGCTTCAAGAATCCAATCGACTTTGAACCAATTCAGGGCGAGAAGAAGTCTGAAAAGATTTTCGACTCGACCGCGCTGCTGGCGCTTGAGCGTTTCAGCGCCGCCATGGAGTCGATGCTCACGCCGCGCACTCAGCAATGGCACACGCTGGCCGCAATGGATCAGGACTTGGCCGAGGATGTAGAGGTCAAGAAGTACCTTGAGCATGTAGCCAAGCTGCTGTTTTCCGTGCGCTACTCTCCGCGTGCGAACTTCGCTAGTCAGGCGAACGAAGTTTACATGGACTTGGGCGCGTTCGGCACTGGCGGCATGTACATTGACGACGACCTTGGCCGTGGCATTCGTTACGCCGCCATTCCGCTTGAGCAGCTTTACTTTGCCTGCTCGCAGTATGGCGACATCGACTTGGTGCATCGTGACTTCACTATGTCAGCGCGTGCTGCCTATCAGAAGTGGGGCGATAAGTGTCCGCAGGTAATCAAGACAGCCGCAGAAAAAACACCGATGAAGCAGTTCCGCTTCATTCACTGCGTCAAGCCTCGCGAAGAATACGACCAGAACCGCAAGGACTATCGGGGAATGCCTTTTGCCTCGGTGTATGTCTGCGTTGCCGACTCGTCGATCATTGCCGAGGGCGGGTATAGAACGATGCCGTATGCGATCAGTCGCTACGTCACCAGCACGAAGGAAACATATGGTCGCGGCCCTGCCATGACTGTGCTTCCGACAATCAAGACAGCGAACGAGATGAAGAAAACCATCCTCCGCGCTGCTCAGAAGATTGTCGATCCTCCGCTGCTGCTGACCGAAGACGGATTGCTTCGTGCGTTCGATATGCGCTCCGGTGCGATGAATTACGGTGGCCTCGATGCTCAAGGCAACGAGATCGTCAAGCCGTTCAACTCCGGCGCTCGCGTGGATATTGGCGAAGAATTGCTGATGGCCGAGCAGAAGACGATCAACGATGCGTTCCTCGTCACGCTGTTCCAGATTCTTGTCGATGCGCCGCAGATGACCGCGACTGAGGCTATGCTCCGCGCACAGGAGAAGGGCGCTCTGCTCGCTCCGACCATGGGCCGTCAGCAGTCTGAATTCCTTGGGCCGCTGATTCAGCGCGAACTGGATATTCTGGCCGCTGCGGATCAGTTGCCGCCGATGCCTGAGAAGCTGTTGCAGTACGGTGGCGAGATCAAGGTCGAGTATGAGTCGCCAATCGTTCGCGCTCAGAAGGCTGAAGAAGGCGTCGCAATCATGCGAACGCTTGAAGCCCTTACTCCGCTGGCACAGGTCGATCCGTCCGTGATGATGGTGTTCGATGCTCCGAAGGTTGCTCGCGCTCTGGCCGAGATCAATGGATTCCCTGCCAAGTCGATGCGCTCTGATGAAGAAGTCGAGGCGCTGAAGGAACAACAGGCGAACCAGCAGCAGGCTGCTCAGTTGCTTGAAGCTGCTCCGGTTATTTCACAGTCTGCCAAGTCGATGGCCGAGGCTGGCGCGATTGCCGCGTCTAATCCTAGCCAGCAGGTTGGCAATATCTTTGGTGAGATGTAATGGTACGCGAACTGCTGCTGAAACTATTCAACCGGCGCAATGCGTATCACCAGTGCTTCAAAGACGGCAACGAAATCAGCGATGCAGGCCAGCGAGTCTTGCGAGACTTGGCGAAGTTCTGCCGCGCTAACGACACGACGACACAGATCAGTCCGATCAGCCGCATGGTTGATCCGCTTGCTTCGGCACAGGCTGAAGGTAGGCGCGAGGTTTTTCTGCGTATAATGTGGCATTTGAAACTGACTGAGCAAGATTTGCTCGCACTCAAGGAGATTGAAGAATGAGCGACGCCGCTGCATTGCTGGCTGATGATGCTGTAACCGAACCGACCGCTGCTGAAACCGCGCCGACTGAGGCTACGCAAACCGAAACCGTGGAGGCTCCTGCACAGGAAGTCGATCCGCTGTCGCTCGTTCCTGAATCCGCTGACGCTTACGAACTGCCGCTGCCGGCAGGCGACGATGGCGAATTCGCTAAGACAGCAGCCGAGTGGTTCAAGGAGCAAGGTCTGAACAAAGGTCAGGCTCAGGCACTGGCCGCAAAGTGGAATGAATTCGCAGCAGGAAAGCAGGGCGAGATGGCCGCTGCACAGGAAGCCGCTGCACAGGCCGCAGCCGTGAAAGCAGAAGCACAGGCGAAAGTCGATGATGCTGCTCTGCGTAATGAATGGGGCGAGCGATACGACGCGAATGTAGAACTCGGTCGCCGCGCAGTACGTCAGTTTGAAATATCTGCTGACGTGCTGGAAGGTATTGAATCAAAGGTCGGTTATGCTGGCCTGTTGCGAATGTTCTCCAAGATCGGGCAAGGGCTTGGCGAGGATACTGCTGTCGGGCTGTCTGCTAAAGGCGGCTCGCGTAGTGATCTGACCGCCGAGCAGAAACTCTATCCGAACATGAAGTAGTCGTACTCTGTGGCAGCGTGCAATCCCCCCGCTGCCATGGATCATCAATCGGGGGGTGAAAGGAAGTTACTATGGCAGCATTAAGCGTTACTCACCCGACGCTGCTTGACGTTAGCAAGCGGCTCGACCCCGATGGCAAGATTGACACCATCGTTGAGATGTTGGCTCAGACCAATGAAGTGTTGGAAGATATGGTGTTCGTGGAAGGCAATCTGCCGACCGGCCACCGCACCTCCATCCGCACTGGTTTGCCAGCAGTTACTTGGCGCAAACTGTACGGCGGCGTTCAACCGACCAAATCAACCACGGCTCAAATCACCGATTCCTGCGGTATGCTTGAAGCATATGCTGAAATCGACAAGGCTCTGGCTGATCTGAACGGCAATACCGCTGCGTTCCGTGCCTCTGAAGATCGCGCCTTCATCGAGTCAATGAATCAGAAGTTCTCTCAGACTCTGTTCTACGGCAACGAAGGTACTGAACCGGAAGCCTTCACCGGCTTTGCTCCGCGCTTCAACACGAAGTCCGGCGCAACCAATGGCGAAAACATCCTGTTGGGCGACGCTTCTGCATCCGGCAATGACCAGACCTCTATCTGGTTGGTTGTTTGGGGGCCGAACACTGTGCACGGTATTTACCCGAAGGGTTCTACTGGCGGTCTGCACATGGAAGACAAGGGCCAAGTCACGGTTGAATCCGTCGATGGCGCTGGTGGTCGCATGGAAGCATATCGCACGCACTACCGTTGGGATGGTGGCCTCGTTGTTCGTGACTGGCGCTATGTCGTCCGGATCGCAAACGTCGATACCTCTGCACTTACCAAGAATGCCTCTGCTGGCACTGACCTGATCGACCTGATGACTCAGTCTCTGGAAATGGTTCCGTCGCTGTCCATGGGCCGTCCGGTGTTCTACTGCAACCGTACCGTCAAGTCGTTCCTGCGTCGTCAGATCGCCAACAAGGTTGCCGCATCTACCCTGACCAGCGAAATGGTTGCCGGTAAGCATGTCACCATGTTTGACGGTATCCCTGTTCGTCGCTGCGATCAGATTCTCTCCACTGAATCTGTCATCAGCTAAGAAAGGACAAGTTTATGATTCTCGATTCTCGCAATGAGTTTGCCGATGCAGTCTCCCTGAATACGGGCGCTGCTGGCACATACCTGATCGGTTCTCAGATCGACCTGACGACTGTTGCTGGTGGCCTCGGCTACGGCGACCAGTTGTATCTGGTTGTCTCTGTCGATACCGGCATCAACGCTGCTTCTGCTGGTACGGTTCAGTTCCAGTTGGCATCCGATGACTCTGCCTCCATCGCCACCGATGGCACTGCTACGATTCTGGCTTCTTCGCCTGCACTCGTAACCAGCACCACGTCTGGCAATGCTGGCGGCTCTCTGGCGGCTGGCAAGACGCTGTGGGTTGTTGAACTTCCGATTGTTCCGGAAGCTGAACGCTACCTCGGCATCCGTCAGGTTACTGGCACTGCTGCTATCTCCGCAGGCAAGATCAATGCGTTCCTCACCACGGACGTCGCAGCGATCAAGCACTACGCTGATGCAGTGAACTAAGTAGGGGAACCCAATGGCACTTCGCGTTAAAGCTACTGCTACTGGGTTCCGTGATGGCTCTCTCGTCCATCCGGAGACTGAATTCAGCCTCCGTGATGGCGAGAAAGTTCCGTCATGGGTTGAAGTGTTGGGCGGTGAAGAAGCGCCGAAACGGAAGCGTGCTGCACGCGCTGAACCGGAACCGGAAGCTGCTGAACCAGACCAGCCTGAAATTATTTAAGGGGCATTAAATGGCGCTCGTCAGTTACTCCAAGGCTTTCCCCGACTCCTGCAATCAGGTTGTCGGCATCTTTTCATGGTCTGCAATGCAGAACGGCGACGAGGGCCAGCCCGTTGAACTCGCCAACTTTGCCGACCGAACCATCCAAGTGGCCGGTCTGTTCGGCGCTGGTGGCAATGTGCGCGTCGAAGGCTCAATCGACGGCGTGAATTATGTTGTCCTGACCGATCCTCAAGGCAACGACCTGAACATCAACTCAGGTAAAATTGAGTCTGTTACTGAACTTGTGCGCTATATCCGTCCGGTCATCTCTGGCGGTGATGGCAGCACTTCACTGAATGTTACGCTGCTTGCGAGGTGCTAAGATGAGCAATGCAATTAAAGCCGCTGGAGATATCCGCAAGCTGGCAAAGCTGTACGAAAATCTGGTCGAAGCCGCTGATGCGCTCGACCGTATCGGCTCGCTTGAGCAGGCCGAGAATGAGGCTCGCGTCAGCCTCGATAAACTGAAAGCAGAAGCAGAGTTTGAGAAGCAAGCCGCTGCAAAGTCGAAGAAGTATTCTGCTGACCTGATCGCTGATGCGAAACAGAAAGCCGAGGGCATTCTCGCTGATGCTGTGGCGCAGGCTGAATCCTCACGCAACGAAGCCGCTGCTGTGGTTGCATCAGCACAGGCACAGGTCGAGGAAATCAACGCTCGCGCAAAGGCTGTAACTGAAGAAGCCGCTGCTGCTGTGGCCGTGTTCGATCAGCGTTCTGTCGCAGCCAAGGCTGAACTGGCTGAGATCGAAGACAAGATCGAAAAAGCACGCGCTCGCGTGGCTAAACTACTGGAGGCTTAATATGGCTGGAAAATCAGATTTTCTTGAGCAGTTGTATATCAACTTGATCTTTAAAGGCACGACGAGCGCTGCATGGGCTTCCGCTGCTGGCTCTGCGACTCAGGTTATTGTCGCTCTGCACACTGCCGATCCGCTGGCAAACGAAGCTACTGGCACGCAATCCACTTCTGAAGTTGCTTATACCAGCTATGCGCGTCTGACGAAGAATCGCAGCACGGACTGGACTGTTACTGGTTCATCTGTCAGCCCTGCCGCTAACCTTGACTTCCCGCAATGTACTGGTGGAACGGCAACGGCAACGCACTTCAGCGTCGGTGATGGCACGAACATTCTCTATGCTGGCGCAATCTCTCCGACGATCAGTATTAGCAATGGTGTAATTCCTCGGCTTACAACGGCGACTGCGATCACTGAGGATTAATAGATGCCAGTCTTCGCTGATAGAGTAAAGTCATCAGTATCAGGAACGCCGTCGACTGGGCCTATCACGCTCGGCTCGGCGGCTTCAGGGTTTCAGTCATTCGCTTCCGGATTTGCTGGAGTTATGCCGTGTGTCGTTGGTTATGCGATTGAAGACGGCACGGCATGGGAAGTCGGAAAAGGTACTCTGAACAGCACAGGAACTACGCTGACAAGAGACACGCTGCGCTCGTCTTCTACTGGTGCATTCCTAAATCTTACGTCATCTGCGGTGGTGTTCTGTACGCCATCTTCTGAACAAATCGACAATGCGAGTCTTGGCAACATCTTAGCCCATGCTCGCGGCTTGGCAATGCCTTAAGGGATAGACATGGCTGCAAATAACGATCCGATTTACAGTCGTCGTGGCTCAATCACACGCTCGGCGCTCCTAAAGACTGCCGCAAATGATTACTTCGGCAACTCAATCTACAACAAAGAAGTGTTCGCTGCTGATGCAACGAACGGCTCTTACCTACAACGTCTGCGCTTTAAGGCGGTTGGCACGAACGTTGCAACAGTTGCGCGTATATACCTGAATGACGGCGATCTTGCAGAGAGTTTTGGTACTGCGATTGCTGCGCCTACTGGTACGCCGTCATCGTCTGGCGGTTCTATCCTGACAGGAACTTATTATGCCCTGATTGTTGCTGTTGATGAAAAAGGCCGACTATCTCCAATTGGCACTATCTCAACAGGTCAAGCAGTAACAGGACCGACTGGTTCGATTGCATGGTCATGGACTGCGGTCGCTGGTGCTGTGTCTTACCGCGTATATGTCGGAAGCACTAACGCTGCTGAAGCGCTGACGCGGTATTTCTCTACAGCGACGAATAGCTACTCTCAGACTACCATGTACACCAATGGAACGTATGACGATCCGACGATTGGTAACTCCAAGCTGTACGGTGAAATCTCACTGCCAGCGACTACCGCATCAGCAACCGCTGCAACTCCAGATATTGATTACCCGATGAACATTGCACTTCCTGCTGGTTGGGAGGTTTATGTCGGATTGGGAACGACGGTTGCTGCTGGTTGGGCGGTAACTCCGATTGGTGGAGACTACTGATGCAATACGTCAAAATTGATGTTGATGGTGTTGTCGCTTATCAGGAAATAGACAACGGTTCAGTAGTTCGCTACTGCGATGAGAATGGCGCTACGCTCGCAGATTTTCCTCCGGTTGGAAACGGTGGAAATCCTCTCGATGCAGAGCCGCCACGTCTTGACTGGATGCTCTGATGCTTGACTTCTCCCATATCCCTACTCCTTACGGCGCTGCAACGGTTGAGACTTTTATTGGAAACTCTCCTGCAATCGGTCAGGATTGGGTTACATGGGTAAAGCCACGCGGCAAGACTATGTGCAACATCCTGCTGATCGGAAAGGGCGGTAATGGTGGCGTTGGCGTCAATAACGCTGCTGCTGCCGGTGGTGGTGGTGGTGGTGGTTCAGGAGCGCAGACATCTATAACTGTTCCATTGTGGGCCATCCCAGATCGTCTGTACTTGTCTCTTTGCGGCATCGGAACTGTATCAGCGGCGCATAGCTACATCACCATCTCTCCAAAGATGACAGCAGGCGCAGGCGCTCCGACAGCTAATGACGTACTCGTTTATGCAGCGGGTGGTGCAGTAGGCAACAATGCGGCTACAACTACGGGCGGCACAGCTAACACGGCAGCAGCAGCAGCAACCGCAGCGAACATGCCTCTTGGCTGGCAGTGGCTTGATTCTGCTTTGGCAGGTCAGGCTGGAACGGCTGGCGGCGCTGGCACGACTACAGGTACGGTTGGCGGCGCTTTGACTATTCCGGTAACAGGTCTGCTAGTAACTGGTGGCTCTGGTGGCGGCGCTACTCCTACAACGGTAGGCGCAGGCACGGCTGGCGGCCTATTCACTGTCGGAGGAATGTTCGCAACTGCTACGCATCCGGCAGCAACAGGTGGAACTGGAACAACTCCTCCGACTCTTGGGCGGCATGGTTATAATCCAATAGGCAGTTTGATGTTCTGGTACGGTGGCACAGGCGGCGGTGGCGTAGGCTCTAACGCGACTGGCGCAGGTTTGGTTCAAGCATCAGGTGGTAATGGAGGCATTGGGTGCGGTGGAGGTGGGTCAGGCGGTGGATTTACAGGATCAGCCGCTGGAACGGTAGGTCTTGGTGGCCCTGCATTCTGTCAGATTACATGCTGGTGATTGAATGCTAGACATCTCGCATATTCCGTCGATGTATCCGAACGCTGATGTTCAGACGTTTGTGGCTACTGATAGAACGACAACCAATCTATTTAAATGGGTAAAGCCTCGCGGCAAGTCGATGGCTTACATCGTTCTAATAGGCGCTGGTGGAAATGGTGGAAATGGTGTCATCGGTGCTAACAGTTTGGCGGGTGGAGGTGGCGGTGGAGCGTCTGGTGGCGTAACGTCGGTGCGTATTCCGTTGTCTGTAATACCAGATACGCTTGACATTAATTTGTCAATCGTTGGCGATTCTTATATCAACATTCCATCTGGCACTGATTCTTCTGAGAATAGATTGGTTTATGCAGCAAAAGGCGGGAATGGAGGCAATGCAAGCGGGGCGACTGCTGGCGCTGCTGGTACTGCTGGTCTTGCAGTAAATGCAGGCTTTATGCCTCGCGGTTGGCAATGGTTAGTTAATACTATTTCAGGTCAAAACGGTGGGGCTGGTGGAGGAACTGGCGCAGCAGGTGCGTTCTCTATTCCGACAACTGGGTTGATTGTTACTGGCGGAACTGGAGGTGGTGGACTTCCTGCGGCGGCTGGTGTTGGAACGCAGGGTGGAGCAATAACAGGCGCAGGCGCTCTACCCACTGTAACTCAATCAACTGGCGGCTCTACTGCTACAACGCCACCAAGAAACGGAAGTGACGGATTTATTCCTGTTCAAGGTCTAACGTATTTCTATGGCGGAACGGGCGGTGGATCGACTCATGGCTCTGCAACTGGCGCAGGTCTTGTTCAGTCATCTGGTGGAAAAGGCGCTATCGGTTGTGGTGGCGGTGGTTCTGGCGGGGCTTTGACTGGATCGACTTCCGGAACCGCAGGACTCGGTGGCCCGTCGTGTTGCATCATTACTTGCTGGTGACTAAATGCTAGGCTTCTCCCCGATTGCAGGAACTCCGATTGCAGGTCTGCCGATAGCGTCAGGTGGGCCGTCGGTTGTTTCTGGCGCAGGAACGTCTGCTGGCATTGCTAGCGCATCAGCGGTTGGCGTTAAGTTAGCTACATCGTCAGGAACGTCGGCTGGTATCGCAAGCGTTTCCGCTGTAGGACAAGCTGCAACTGGATCGACTGTTGTATCTGGCGCTGGTTCGTCGGCTGGTGTAGCGAGCGCTTCAGCATCCGGCGTTGGAATATCCACATCGTCCGGATCGTCAGCCGGTGTTGCTAGCGCCTCTGGAACTGGTGTCAATGTTTCCAATTCTGTTGCGACATCGAGTGGTCAGGGCGCTGCTTCTGCAACTGGCGTTGCCTTATTTTCTTCGGTCGGCTCGTCGGCTGGCGTTGGTTCGGCTGCTGCTTCGGCAATTTCTATTGCGGCTGCTGCTGGCTCGTCATCAGGTACGTCAGCGGCCAATGGAGCAAGCACATCTTCATCAGTAGTTTCTGGTAGCGGCGCTTCTTCAGGAACATCAAGTGCATCAGCGACAGGTGTTTGCCTGTCAGAGTCGTCAGGCGCTTCTAGCGGAATTTCGTCTGCCTCTGCATCTGGCTCCGCTGTTATCGCTTCGGTCGGTTCTTCGGCTGGCTTAGCTACTGCTTCTGCTGTTGGCGACTCGGTTATTGGAACGACTATCGCTTCCGGCACTGGCGCTTCGTCAGGGTCTGCCTACGCTTCTGCTTCTGGCGTCGGAATTTTTTCAAGCGCAGGCGCATCGGCTGGTGCAGCATCATCTTCTGGCGCGGGTGCTGTTTTAATAACATCGTCTGGAGCATCCAGTGGGCAGGCATCAGCTTCTGCTGGTGGCGCATGGTTCATAACATCGTCAGGAACGTCAGCAGGGAGCGCCATCGCGTCAGCGAGCGCAGTCTCGATATTCGCTGCATCCGGATTCATTACGGGAAGTGGCGCGGCCTCTGCGACAGCGAGAGCGATATTCGCTTCTGGCGGCGTGTCGAATGGCGTGGCTTCTGTTTATGGCGTTGGTTCGGTCGTGATTGCTGGAGGCTATCCAAGCCCTTCTGATGTCAAGCTGGGAGTCACTTACGGGCCGACCGGAACAGAATATACTGGAACATTTTCAGGTGGCGGTAACGCGGTTCTTATGCGCCGCCGTTAATGGTATGATGCGAAAAATCAATCTGACGGTGTGATATGGCCTCTAAAATCCAAATTTGTAATCGGGCGCTTTCCAAGTTAGGGGCTGAACGTATCACGTCGCTGGACGATGACGTTAAATCAGCGCGTGCCATGAAGTCTGCATACGACTTCGTTCTGGCCGCTGAACTTAGAGCGCATAACTGGAACTTCTCAATTCGCCGCGCTGAACTGGCCGCGCTGTCATCGGCTACGGTGTGGGGCTTCTCGTACCAGTACGCGCTGCCTGTCGATTTCCTGAAGCTGATCGAAATCCGCGACCTGTATTCCAGTTCAAACGTGCAGGACTATCGCACGACTCCGGCTCCGCTGTGGCAGGTTGAGGGCGGCGTGCTGATGTCTGATGCTGAAGCGCCGCTGTATATCCGCTATGTGTCGCAGGTGTCCGATCCTAATTTGTACGATGCTGCGTTCTCTGAGGCGTTCGCGTGCCGACTGGCTGCTGAGACTGCCGAGGAAATCACAGAGTCATCAGGCAAGGTGCAGACTGCATGGAAGCTGTACGAACGATCTGTCATGGAGGCGCTGCGATCTGATGCGATTGAGCAGCCTGCCGAGTGGATGTTGGATGGCGAGTGGGTGACAGGGAGACTCTGATATGGCACGCGCCGCAACCATGCAAACGAATCTCAACGCAGGCGAATTGTCGCCTATGCTTGAGGGGCGCATCGACGTTGGCAAGTACGGCGTCGGCCTGAAGAAGTGCGAGAATTTCCTGCCGACTGTGCAGGGGCCGATCACGGCTCGCGCTGGCACTCGGTATGTGTCAGAAGTGAAGGACTCCGCTGACCGGACGTGGCTGGTTCCGTTCGTGTTTTCCGCGACTGACGGCTGGATTCTTGAGTTTGGAGATGGCTACATTCGGTTTTATACGAACCGTGGGCAGGTTCTGTCAGGGCCGTCTGCGTATGAAATCGTATCGCCGTATGCGCTCGCTGACCTTACGGCTTCCGATGGCTCGTTTGCGCTGACATATGTTCAGTCTGCCGACGTGGTTTATCTGGCGCATCCTTACTACGCAGTTCGCAAGCTGTCTCGCACGAACACGACAAGCTGGACGCTGGCGACCGTTGATTTCGCGCCGCCTCCGTTTCAGGACATCAACACGACGCAGGCGAACACGGTGTATGCCAGCGCCTCGACCGGCACAGGCGTAACGCTGACGGCTTCGGTGGCGACATTCACTGCTGACATGGTTGGCGAATACTTCTATCTTGAAGGCGCTCCGTCCGTGGCTTACACGCCATGGGAGGCTGGCAAGGCTGTGGCGCTGAATGACTATCGCCGTTCTGATGGCAATATCTATCAGGCGACGAACGCTGCGACGACAGCAGGCATCAAGCCGACGCACACTGAGGGCAGCCGTTCAGACGGCGCTGTGACGTGGGCGTATCGGCACTCCGGCTATGGTTGGGTGCAGATCACTGGTTACACTTCCGCGACCGCTGCGACTTGCACTGTAATCAAGGAACTTCCGAGTTCGTGCGTTGGCTCTGGCAATGCGACATACAAGTGGGCAAAAGCTGCTTGGAATGTGCGCGACGGCTATCCGACGCACGTTACATTCTTCCGCGAGCGCCTGACGTTCGCACGCGGCAATCGCCTGTGGATGAGCGTGTCAGGCGACTATGAGAATTTCTCGTCGAAGGACGGCGACACAGTGACGGCTGATATGGCTGTCGATGTGCAGCTAGTCAGCAACAAAGTGAATAACACGACATGGCTGGCGGCATCCTCTGGCCTAATCGTTGGCACGACCGGCACTGAGTTCCTGCTGAACGAGATGTCATCCGGCGATCCGTTCGGCCCTGATAACGTCAAGGCTTCACCGCAGGGCAACTACGGCTCGCGTGGCGTGCAGGGCTTGCGTATCGGTGAGTCAGTTCTGTTCATCCAGCGTGCTGGCCGCAAGGTGCGCGAAATCAAATACTCGTTTGAGGCTGATGCGTATGTCTCGACAGACGTTACGGTACTCGCTGACCACATTACGCAGGGCGGCATCGTGTCATGGGATTACGCGCAGGAGCCGGATTCTGTGGTCTGGGCTGCTCGCACTGATGGAACGCTGCTCGGCTTCACGTTCAATCGTGAGCAAGACGTGATCGGCTGGTCGCGTCATACGATTGGAGGTGATGGGATTGTCGAATGCGTCTGTTCGATTCCGTCACCAGACGCAGGCCGTGATGACGTATGGATGATTGTGCGTCGAACTATTGACGGCGTGACGAAGCGTTACGTTGAATACATGACAGAGCGATACGAGGAAGGCGATGACGTTGCCGACTTGCTGTATATGGACGCAGGCGCGACTTACTCCGGCGCATCTGCGCTGACGATCTCCGGATTAGGTTATCTGGAAGGCATGACGGTTGGCGTGCTGGCGAACGGCGCGGCGCATCCGGATTGCGTTGTTTCTGGCGGCTCGATCACGTTGCAGCGTGCTGTGACGAAAGCGCAGATTGGCCTGCGGTATTCTCCGGTGATGGAGACTATGCGTATCGAGGGCGGCGCTCAGAACGGTGCTGCACAGGGCAAGACGAAGCGCATCTCGCAGGTGACGATCCGTTTCCTGAACACGCTGAACGCACTGGCTGGCCCTGCCGAGGATAAACTCGACCGCGTAACATTCCGTCGCGGCTCCGATCTGATGGGTTCCGCGCCTCCGCTATTCACTGGCGACAAGCGGTTGCCGTGGCCGAGTGGCTACGAAACCGAAGGGCGCATGGTTATCAAGCAAGATCAGCCGCTTCCGATCACTGTGGTTGCTATAATGCCGGTAGTTAATACGATGGATTGATACCGTGGAAATCGTGCCGTTTGAAGCCAAGCACTTGCGCTACCTGTCGCTGCAATCAGCGCAGTCATACGCATCGAGCGAATTGTCGAAGCCGGAGTATGGGCAGCAGTTGGAACAGATGGGCGATAGTTTCACAGGTATCCACAATGGGCAGGTGATTGGTTGCGCTGGTATCTGGCGCATTTGGGAAAATAGGGCGCACATTTGGGCGCTGCTGTCTCCGGATGCTGGCAGGCATTTCGTTGCGATTCATCGTGCAGTCGTTGCGAAACTGGCGACGCTTGAGGATAGGCGCATCGAGGCGGCTGTGGATGTAGGATTTGTTGAAGCGCATCGCTGGATTGAGATGTTGGGATTTACCTACGAAGGCACGATGAAGGCATACACGCCGGATGGTCGTGACTCGGATTTGTATGCGAGGATTAGATAATGGAACCGATGACGCTGCTAACTATTGCATCGACTGCCATGAGTACAGTTGGCGCTATCCAGCAGGGGCAGGCGGCATCTGCCAACGCACAGGCACAGCAGAACGCTGCGAACTACAACGCGCAGGTCGCTGAGAATAACGCTCGATCCGTCCGCGAGCAGGCGAACGCGAAGGAAGAAACGATCCGGCGCAATACACGCATCGAGCAGGGCAGGGCGCGTGCAGGTATGTCGCAGTCTGGTCTTGGCATGACCGGCTCGCTGCTCGATGTCTATGACCAGTCGGCACTGTTCTCAGAGATGGACGCGCTGAACACGCGATACGATGGCGAGATGCAGGCGCGTGGCCTTATGGGGCAGGCGGCGCAGGAGCGATATGCAGGAAGTGTTGCTCAGATGAATGGCAAGGCTGCTGTGACATCGAGTTACCTGAACGCTGGTGCTGCCGTGTTGGGTGGCGTGTCTCGGTATCAGCAGAATCAGCTACTCGCTAAGAAAGGCTAGTAATGGCAATCGACGACTTCTCCCTTGAGCGTGGTGGCGCTCCGTCTGCGAACACTCGCGGCGTCAAGATTCCTCAGTATCAGCAGCGCACTGCGGCAAGCGGCATGATTAACTCTCGCGCTGCGAACGTGCAGATCGCTGACGGCTCTGGTCAGGCATTGCAGAACATCGGCGCTCAGATGGGGCGTATTGCTGATTACGAGATCGAGCAGGAGAAGCAGAGTCAGCGGCTGGCCGCGAACACAGCTTACGCGCAGGATGCTGGAAGTCTTGGCGTGCTGTATGACCAGCACAATCAGGCAATGCCTGCTGGCGGCAAAGGCTTTATGAAAACGATTGTCGACGCGACAGACGAGTTCATCAGCAAGGCGGTGAAGGATAAGCCGGAGTTTTACCGTCAAGAGTACGAACGCCACATGCGTCTGCGCCAGTCGAATCTGGTTCAGAACGCACAGGTCGCTGAGATTCAGGAAGGCGCACGCTACAAGCTGGAGTCGATCAATACTGACGTTCAGGCGACCGTCAATAATCTGAGCAAGAATCCAAGCACTGAAGCGTACAACGCAGAACTGAAGCGGCTGACTGACGTTATCGACTCCGATCCGTCACTGCGCGTCGATGTCAAAGCGAAGGCGAAGGATGCGATCAAGCAGCAGCTTGCCTATGCGACATCCGTTCGCATTGCCGAGGAACATGCGAAGGCTGTTCCTGTGGGTGGCGCTCCGGCTTCGGGTGCTTACGGCTCGACGCAGTTGGCGAATGCGATCTACGGGCAGGAGTCAGGCGGCGGCAAGGCTGACACGTCGAAGGTGAATTCGCAGAACGTCACCGGCCCGATGCAGATGCAGGAGGCCACGTTCAACGGCATGAAGAAGCAGGGGCTGATTCCTGCCGACTATGACTGGAAGAATCCGGCGCAGAACAAAGAGGCTGGCTTCAAGTGGGTTGATTATCTCTACAAGAAATACGACGGCAACGCTGAGAAGGTTGCTGCCGCGTATTACGGTGGCGAAGGCGCTGTTAATGCTGACGGCTCGATTAACAAGCAGTGGCGCAATAAGCAGCGACCGAATGATCCTACCGTTGGCGAGTACGTCGATCAGGTGCTGGCGCGTGTTGGCAAGGCAGGGCAGGCCGGTGGCTACGTCGCAAAGGAAAAGCCATCGCAGCAAGTCAGCCTGTCCGAGATCATCGGGCCAGCGTTTGATGCGCTTCCGTTTGAGCAGCAGCAGCGTGTTCAGGCTCACTATGACAGCCAGTTCAAGCAGCAGCAGGCATCGAAGACGGCAGGCATTGCGATTGAGTCTGCGGCGTCTGTAGTCGGCGCGGCTCCGTTGTCTGCTGAATCATCGCTGGATATTCCAGCACTGAAGGCACAGGCGGTTGCCATCGCAGAGGAACGGCTCGGCCAGAAACTCGACGCACAGCAACGGCTGAATGTTGAGAATAACGTCGAGAAGCAGGCATCTGACAAGGAACGCGATTTTAAGCGGTCGGTTGGTAACGACATGGCCGCAGGGTTTGATATTTTGCGAAAGAATGGCGGCGACTATCAGGCGCTGCTTAGAGACAATCCTGCGCTGGTACAGCGAGTCGGGCCTGAGAAGGCGGCAGAGTTGAATCGCTTTGCTGGTCAGGAAGCGACTGGCGGCAATCGTGATACGGACTGGCAGGCATACAACGACCTGCTGAATGATCCGAAGACGCTGGCCGCGACGAATCTTGATTCTCTGGCTAGCAAGTTCAATTCAAAAGAACTGGCGCAGTTGCAGAAACTCCAGCAGCATCTCAGGACAACGCCGCAAGCCGAAGACAATATCCTTGGCGACAAGGCGCTGGTCGGCTCGATGCTCAAGAGCGCAGGCGTCACTGACGACAAGAAGGAAGCGCAGTTTTACTCGCTGTTGCAGCAGGCGATAGATCAGGAACTGGCCGCGACTGGCAAGAAAGCACTGACGCAGGAGCGCAAGAAGGAACTTGCCGCTGATCTGTTGGTGCAGGAAGTGACATCGAAGGGCGTGCTGTGGGATAGCAATGAAAAAGCATTCCTCGTTCAGATTCCTCCGCAGGAAAAGGTTAAAATTCAGGCTGCACTGCAAGAGGCTGGAATGCCGGTCAATGACTACAACGTGCTTCGGGCTTACCGGAACAAGTTGAACAAGAAGCCGGTTTTAGCACAGCAACAGAATAGCCCTCTTGTGAAACAGATTCCTCAATAAGGTTGAACATGCCGAACGAATACAGTGACCTGATCGCTCAAGACAAAACCAATGATTTGCGCCAATCCGTTTATGTAGGCGCTCGGCAACAACCAGACGTAGAAGCAAAGCTGCAAGCACTGTCGCAGCGCACTGGCGTGCCGCTTGATGCTGTACGTCTGAAGCAGCCTGAAGTCGAACTGCATGACCGGCTGCAATCGTTTGACTACGAGAAGGCAATCAAGGAGTCTCCAAAGCTGTCTGCATGGATGGCCGATCCGAAGAATTCCGGTGTCGCGCACGATGACTTCGATAATCTGTCAGCGATGGAGCGAACGCTGAATTTCGGCGCTAACGTTGGGCGCGAACTTGCTGCTGCTCCGGTGCAGATGAGTTCAAACCTGTGGGGCATTGGCCGTGCTGTTGGCGACGTTCTGCCTGATGTGGTTGGCGACCATATTTCAGAGTTTGCTGCGAAGTACCAGAAAGGCGCTGCCGCTGATGCGAAGCGTATTCGCGGCGCACAGGCTGGCGCTGGCTTTGTCGAGAAGTCAATCTATTCCGGCGTCGGCTCGCTCGGCCAGAACTTGCTGATGCTGCCGATGACGCTGGCTTCCGGTGGTGCGGCTCCGATGCTCTACGGGATGACGGCATCGACTGGCGGCGAGGCATACGGTCAGGCGCGTGACAAGGGTGTGAATGTTCCGCAGGCGCTCGGCTTTGCGGCTTCTCAAGCGACTGTCGAATACGCCACCGAAATGATTCCGGCGATTAAGCTGATCCGCGACGTTGGCCTGAAGACAGGCTTCGGCAAGATGCTACGCAATCAGATGCTGGCCGAGATTCCAAGCGAACAAGCCGCCACCGTGCTTCAGGACTTGAACGAGTGGGCGACGCTGAATCAGGACAAGCCGTTCTCTGAGTACCTGAAAGAGCGCCCGTCTGCGGCTGCTCAGACGCTGATCGCAACGATGGTCAGTGCTGGCGGTCAGGTGTCAGTAACGCAGGGATTGAGTCGCGTTATGGGCGGCGACGTGCAGGCTCAGAACGAGGCATTCTTTAAAACGCTGGCTGAAGGCTCGACTAACTCCAAGCTGCGCGAACGTCTGCCGGATCGCTTCAAGGAACTGGTCGCCAAATACACCGAAGACGGCCCTGTGCAGAACGTGTTCGTTCCTGCCGATAAGTTCTCAGAGTATTTCCAGTCGGTCGGAATTGATCCTATCGCTGCGGCTGACGAGGCTGGTGCTACTAATTTCAAAGAGGCTCTGGCTACGGGTGGCGATGTCGTCATTCCGATGGCCGACTTCGCAACGCACATCGCTCCGACCGATCACTTGCAGGGGCTGATGCAAGATTTGCGTCTGCGTCAGGATGAGATGACTTCGCGTGAGGCGAAACTGGCCGAGGCGAACCGCGACGAAACTGACAAGGCGCTGGCCGAGGAAATCAAGAAACTGAATGAGATGGCAGGTCAGGATGCTGGCTTGGACACGGCGATTCAACGCATCGTGTCTGATGTCGAAGGTCAGTTGTCCAGCCGGTACGATACGAACACTGCGCGTCAGATGGCGACCGTCATGCGCGGCATGGCTATTCTGGCGACACGCGCTAATCCGACCGCTGATCCAGTGCAGGCTGCACAGGCGCTGTGGTCAAAGTACGGCCTGAACATCCGTGCGAATCCGCTTCCTGATGTGCTGACGAAGGCTCCGGATTTCGACGCGGCCATTGATCCGCTGCTCGACCGCCTGCGTAAAGGCGACCTTCCGAAGCAGCAGGAGATGTTCGGCAAGTCGCTGGTTGAGTGGTTGCGCGAACAGGGTGGCGTGAAAGATCAAGGCGGCGAATTGGCTGCACGCGATGCGGTTCTGTGGGATCGCTCAGAGCGTAAAGGCGGCGAGCGCCGTCTGGTGTCTGAGAATGGTCTGGATTTCGATGCGGCCAGAGAGTTGGCAGCGCAGTTCGGCTATGACGTAGGCGCGACTGAGGCTGACTTTATTGACGCGCTGGATCGTGAAATCGGCGGCTCTCCTGTATTCGCAGCAGGGCAGGGCGATGACTCGCTGCGCCGGATTGCTGACACGCTGGATGGCTTGGGCAAGGTGCTGTCCGAGATTGGCGTCGATCTGTCTGCGATGGATAACGCTGCGGTCAAGCAGTTGCTGCGTGGTGGGGATACTGAGTTTGAGCAGCCGTTTGATGGCGGCGAGGTTGCGAAAACCTCACTGGCTGATGGCGTAACCGAAATCGAAGTCGACGGCGTAATGCGTCCTGCGCTGAACAGCAACGGCAAGCCGATCCACTGGTCAGAGGAAGGCGTGCGGAATTTCTGGCGGTGGTTTGGGGATTCTGTGATGACAGTCAGCGGAAAAGCTGGCGATGTTCCGCTGGTTGTCTATCACGGAACATACAAGAATTTCGACACGTTCAAGGATGACACGGCGATTATGATTACGCCGTCACCAAAGTATGCCGATTCATTCACAATGACCGGCGTGGCTACTGGCGGCAACATCATGCCGCTGTATGCTCGCATCGAGAAGCCGCATTACACTGAAGACCAGAACGACGCAGAAGGTTTGCCGTACTGGATGACCGGAGAGGAACTCCGTGCAGGAGATTTTGACGGCCTGATCTATTCCAAGAAAGGCAACATCCTGAAGGGCGCTAGTGGTTGGGGTGACGACATTCCTCAGTACGCCGTGTTCTCGCCTGACCAACTGAAAAGCACCACCGGCAACTCCGGCGCGTTCGGCAAGGATACGGGGAATATACTGTTTCAGTCGGCGTTTCACGGCAGCCCGTATCGCTTCAGCAAGTTTTCGCTTGAACACATGGGCAAGGGCGAGGGCGCACAGGCTTATGGGTGGGGGTTATATTTTGCGGGAAGCAAGGATGTAGCTGAGTATTACCGTAAGACATTGGGTGCTAACCAATACTCATATGACGGTAAGGCTCTGGAAGACGGAACTCCAGAAGCTACTGCTGCTGAGTTCCTTTTCGGAACGCAGGGCGATGTCGAAATTGCTATCGAAGACATCGACTCGACTGGCTTGATGTCGCATACTAAGCAGGCTGTTAAGAAAGCAATCAGGCAACTTGACTACGCAAAGATTAAGCAAGGCGGCCAACTCTACGAAGTCAACATCCCCGAAGACGACACGATGCTACTGTGGGATAAGCCGCTGAGTGAGCAGCCGGAGAGTGTTCAAAAGGCGCTTGGCATAAATGCAGAAGCAGCAAGTCGCTATAACGAGATCACCGAACGGATGAATGCGCTGTCATGGGAGAAGGGAGGACTAGACTCTCCCGAATGGAATGCTCTGCTAAAAGAAGCCAAGGCGCTACGCACTGAAAACGGATTCCATAAGTCAGGCGAAGACTTGTATGATGAACTCAAGAAATCGCAAGGCTCCGACGAAGCCACCAGCAAATACCTAAACAGTCTCGGCATCTCCGGCATCAAGTACCTTGACGGAACCAGCCGTAACGCTGGCGACGGATCGTACAACTACGTCATATTCGACGATGCTGCCATCGACATCCTGAACACTTATTACCAAGACAAACGCGGCTCAATCCAGTTCGGCAGCGACCGCAAGTTCCAGATCAATCTGTTTGAGAAGGCAGACCTGAGTACGTTCCTGCATGAATCGGGGCATTTTTATCTGGAAGTGTTGGGAGATCTGGCAGACGATCAGAACGCTTCTCAGGAAGTGAAGGACGATTACGCACGGATTCTCCAGTTCCTTGGCGTGCAGAACCGTTCCGAAATCCAGACCGAACACCACGAAAAATTCGCGCGCGCTAATGAAGCGTACCTGATGGAAGGCAAAGCGCCTGCGCCTGAACTGCGCGGCGTGTTCCAGCGTTTCCGTTCGTGGCTGAAGGTTATTTACGGCCAGCTTACCAAGCTGAACGTGGAACTGTCAGACGAAGTTCGCGGCGTGTTCGACCGGATTTACGCGACTGACGCTGAGATTCAGCAGGCCAGCCAGCAGGCGAAGATCGAACATCTGTTCCTTGATGCGGCGACGGCTGGCATGACTGAGGCTGAGTTCCAAGCGTACTCCGACACGGTTGCGAACGCGACGACCGAAGCGAAAGAGGAATTGCAGACGAAGCTGATGCGCGTCGAGAAACTTAAGCGCGAACGCTGGTGGCGTGACGAGCGCAACGCGATGGCAGAAGCCGTGGCCGCAGAATACGATGCGCTACCTGCGGCTAAGACGTTCGATGCGCTGTCTGCTGGCGACTCCGAACTGAAGCTGAACCGCAAGGCGCTGACTGAACGCTACGGGCAGGATATTCTCAAGCGCCTGCCGCGTGGCTATGGCGACGGCAAGGGCGCTGTCTATACCGACGACGGCGCTGATCTGGATAGCGTGGCCGAGGTGCAGGGCTACCAGTCGGCTGACGACATGATCTCGGCGCTGGTCAATCTGCCGAACCGCAAGCGTTACATCGCTGCCGAGTCTGACCGTCGCATGATGGAAAAGCATGGCGACCTGCTGAACGATGTGGCGCTGGCCGACGAAGCGATGCTGGCGCTGCACAACGAGAAGCGCGAACAGGTGCTGCGGATTGAACTGCGACAGATGCGTAAGATGTGGAAGGCTGCTGAACCGGCGCTGAAGTTGGAACGCGCCAAGCAGAATCAGGAACGTCGGGATGCGGTAGATGTTGCCCGTATGCCTGCGCCTGAACAGTTGCGCCAGATCGCTGCCGGTATCATCGGGCAGAAGCAAGTGCGTGACATCAATCCGAATGCTTACCTGCTGGCCGAACGCAAGGCTGCAAAAGCTGCGTTTGAGGCGATGGCAAAGCGCGATCTTCAGACGGCTACTGTCGAGAAGCAGAAGGAACTGCTGAATCACTATCTGTACCGTGAGGCCGTGGCCGCGAAGAAGGATGCTGATTCAATCGTCAAATATCTGAAGGGCTTTGAATCTGATAAAACCAGAGGCAAACTCGGAAAGGCTGGCGACCAGTACCTTGCTCAGATCGACGGCTTCCTTGAGCGTTACGAACTGAAGACACAGACGAACCGCACGCTGTCGCGCCGTGACTCGCTATCAGCTTGGCTGGCAGAACAGGAAGCGCAGGGCAATGCGGTGAATGTTCCGGAGTCTGTGATTGACGATTCCAAGAAGGTTAATTACCGCACCGTTCCGATTGACGAACTGCGTGCTGTCCGTGACGCTGTTAAGAATATAGCGCATCTGGCTAACCTGAAAACGAAGCTGGTTCGCAAGGGCAAGCTGGTTGAATTCCAGACGGTCGTGGATGAACTGCTCGGCTCTGTCGATGCGGCCTCGTTTAATTCGACAGGCGACTTCGGCAAGACGAACACGAAAGCAGATGGCATCCTGACGAAAGCAGCCGGTGCGTGGCGTAAGTTCGATGCGGCACACATGAAGGTCGAGCAGGTTGTCGAATGGCTTGACGGTGGCAAGATCGACGGACCATGGGCGCGGTATTTCTTCGATCTGGCTGACGACGCACAGACTCAGGAATACGACCTGCACCGTATGGTCACGACGCAGATTCAGAAGCTGGCCGAACATCTGGATAAGAAAACGCTGTTTGACCGCACGACTGTTTCTCTGGCCGGATTCAATCAGCCGATGACGCGCTATGACCTGATCTCGATTGCCATGAACATGGGCAACGCGCAGAACATGCAGCGCCTGATGGATGGCTACGGCTGGTCGCAGGCTGACATTCAGCGCGTGCGCGATAGCCTGTCGAAGTCTGACTGGCAATTCGTTCAGGGAACGTGGGATGCGATTGACCAGTTGTGGCCGCACATGGCCGCGCTGGAAAAGCGTGCGTCAGGGCTTGAGCCGGAGCGTGTTGTGCCGGTTGAGTTTGAGGCGCACGGCGAGACATTCCGAGGCGGCTACTTCCCGCTGGTCTATGATCCTCGCCGGTCGAACGCTGGAGAGAAGCAGGCTGATGCTGACGAGTCAGTGCAGAACTTCGTGGCACAGGGCTATGGCCGCGCTGCGACAAACCGTGGCGCAACGAAGAAGCGTGCTGAACAGTTCTCGGCTCCGGTGCTGCTGGATTACGAACACGTCATTACCGCGCACATGGCGAAGGTCATCAAAGACATTTCGCACCGTGAAGCGATCATCGGCCTCAATAAGATTCTAACGCAGGGCCAGATCAAGGAAGCACTGATCGACAAGCTAGGCGAGGCTCAATACACCGAGTTCCGCAAGTGGATGCAGGTGCTGGTAAATGATCGCTCTGACTCGCTGACTGAGGCAACAGGCGCTGCCAAGTGGATGATGAAATTCCGCACCAATACGGCAATCGTGACGATGGGCTTCAAGATTTCCACCATGATGTCTCAGATCGCCGGTATCGGCCCGACACTTGATCTTGTCGGCGCTCGCAATTTCGGCAATGCACTGACTCAGTTCGCAAAGGCTCCGGCTGAAACGTGGCAGATGGTCACTGAGAAATCCGGCGAGATGCGGAACAGATCGAACACGCTTGAGCGCGACGTTCGGGATGCGCTGCTGCGTATGCGAGGGGAGGGCGGTCTGCTGGCTGATGTCCGTCGCCATGCGTTCATTCTGACCGCTATGGCTGACCGCGCTGTGGCTGCTCCGACGTGGCTTGCCGGTTATCAGCAGGCTCTGCAACAGGGGCGCGATGAGGAAACCGCAATCCGCGCAGGCGACCGTGCTGTTCGACTGTCGCAGGGCGCTGGCGGCTCTAAGGACTTGGCAGCAGTGCAGCGCAATAGCGAACTGATGCGCTTGCTGACGATGTACTACACGCCGTTCTCTGTGCTGTACGCACGGCTGCGCGACGTGGGGCATCAGACGGCGACCGAAGGCATCGGCTACCTGCCTGCTGCTGCGGCTCGCCTGATCGCGCTGGTGATTATCCCTGCCGTATTGGGTGACATCCTAGCCGGTCGCGGCCCTGATGATGACGAAGACGAAGCATGGTGGGCGATCCGTAAGATTCTGCTGTATCCGGTTGCGACGCTTCCGGTGATCCGCGACTTTGCTGGATACATGGAAGCTGGAATCATCGCGGCCAGTGGCGAAGGGCAGATGAAATTCCCGCCGAGTTACAAGCTGTCTCCGATTGTCGGCGCGATTGATAAGTCAATTCGCACGGTCGGAAACGTGGTGGCAGGCAATGACAACAAGACAGGATCGGAAATCGCGTGGGATGCGTTTGAGGCTTCGGGCTATTGGCTCGGACTTCCGACAGCGCAGGCTCGCATTTCTGGTGAATATATAACTGATCTGATTTCAGGTAACGCCGATCCTGAAAACGCGCCTCAGTTGCTGCACGACGCGCTGTTCCGTCGTGAAAAAAAGTGAGGTAAATGATATGATTCGCACATCGCGCATGAGGTAATAGCATGACAATTTCCAGCACCGTCAGCCGGTTGAGTTATTCCGGCAATAGCAGCACAACCGCATTTTCGGTTTCGTTCAAGTTCATCGACGCGGCTGATCTGGTTGTCTATCTCGACGACACGCTCCAGACGCTGACGACCGATTACTCGGTCACTGGCGGCAGCGGCTCGACTGGAACTGTGACGTTCGTTGCGGCTCCTGCCACCGGCAAGACTGTGACGATTGTTCGTGACGTGGCGCTGCTTCAGGAAACCGATTACGTCGATAACGACCCATTCCCTGCCGAGACTCACGAACGTGCGCTCGACCGGCTGACGATGATTGCACAGCGCAATCGTGATTTGATTGATCGCTCTCTGACGCTATCCGATTCATCTCCAGTTGGCGTATCGACGCAGCTTCCTACTCCTGCCGCGAACGAGGTTATCGCTTGGAACTTTAATGGAACGGCTCTTACCAGCAAAACGGTCGCTGAACTTTCCAACGCTGTTATCGGAGCGAACACGGTAGTTGATACGTTTTCAGGAACAGGCGCGCAAGTTAGTTTCACAATGTCTGCCGATCCTCAGACTGAAAATAATACGCTTGTTTTCGTCGGTGGCGTGTATCAGGAAAAGACAGAATACTCGATTGCTGGCGATATTATTACGTTCTCAGTCGCACCCCCTTCTGGCGTTAATGTTCAGGTGATTCAGCAGGTTTCTGTAACGTACCCGATAACATCGCTGACTGATGGCGTTGTAACAACATCAAAAATCTCTGATGGTTCTGTAACATCTGCGAAGATTGCATCTTCATATGACTCGACGCTGCTGAAGACTTCTGCAATCGGTACGACTGTTCATGGATACGACGCTCAACTGTTCTCCAACATTCCGCAGAACTCCAAGAGCGCGGCATATACGCTGGTATCAACTGATGCACAGAAGCATATCTTTCATCCATCTGCTGACACGACTGCGCGTACTTTCACGATTCCGGCAAATAGTTCTGTTGCCTATCCAATCGGTACGGCTCTGACCTTCATCAACCAGAATGGTGCTGGTGTTGTGACTATTGCTATTACGACTGACACGATGCGATTGGCTGGTGCAGGCACTACTGGTTCTAGGACGCTTGCTGCTAACGGTGTAGCCACTGCGATTAAGGTTACATCAACCGAGTGGATTATTTCTGGAACGGGGCTGTCCTGATGAGTGCGATTATGCAGATTGTCGCAGCGATTGGTGGAGTTATTGAAAGCATTATTTGGACTTATCAATCAGGACTCTCAACTACAGGATGGGGATCAACATCTGATGTAAATAGCGTTGTCTGGAACGGCACAAAGTTTGTTGCTGTTGGTGCTTCTGGAAGCGTAGCAACTTCAACAGATGCAGTTACTTGGACTAACCAAACTAGCCTATCTTCTTCAGCATGGGGAACTTCCGATGTTAATCAGGTAATTTGGAATGGAAGCAAGTTTGTAGCTGTTGGATTTTCCGCAAAAGTTGCTACTTCAACAGATGGAGTTACTTGGACTAACCAAACTGGATTAAGCACAAGTGGATGGGGCAGCACTGCAACTGTATATGGAATTGCTTGGAGTGGAAGCGTATTCGTTGCTGTTGGGTCTTCTGGAAGTGCCGCTACTTCTACAGATGCGGTTACATGGACGTATCAATCAGGCTTGTCTTCCACTGCATGGGGAACAAACGGAGCGCAGGGAGTTATCTGGGATGGAAGCAAGTTTGTTGTATATGGAAGCGCAGGAAAGATAGCAACTTCAACAGACGGAGTTACATGGACTAATCAAACAGGTCTGTCATCTACTGCATGGGGAACTTCTGCCGTATACGAAATTGTCTGGAACGGAAGCATATTTGTTGCGGTTGGAGCATCAGGGAAGGTTGCTACATCAACTGACGCCGTTACATGGACTAATCAGACAGGTTTATCTTCTACCGCATGGGGAACAACATTTGCTCTAAGCATAGTATGGGATGGAACAAAGTTCGTTGCTGGTGGCATGTCAGGAAAGGTGGCTACATCAACTGACGGTGTTACTTGGACTAATCAAACTGGCCTAACATCAACCACATGGGGTGCTGCTTATGTCAATTCCATTGTTTGGAATAACACAAAGTTCGTTCTTGGTGGCAGCACTGGAAAGATTGCAACCGGAGTGAATAGGTGATCTTCGTAACCAACCGATTCATTCCGTCGCAATACTCAGCCTACACGCGGGGGCCGTTTATCCTCGTCCGTCCTGAGAATCAAAACGACTACGCACTGATTGAGCATGAGCGCGTCCATGTTCGGCAGTGGTGGCGTATGCCGTTGATCCATCAGATTCTCTATCGCTTCTCAAAGTCGTACCGTTTGAAAGCAGAGGTCGAGGCATACCGTCGTCAGCTTGAGATTGAAACGCAGATGGTTGATGTGTTCGCAGGTTATCTTGCGAATAACTACGGACTAGGCATTTCAGAATTAGAGGCTCGCCAATTATTGCGCGGTTAAAATATGTCATATAAAAATATGTTTCAGTTTATGGTGAGTTGAATGACGCCAGAACATCGCCTAACAATGTCGTCTAGTCACGAACTCGGTACGCTCTATCAGTTGCTGCACGATATCGGTGGCAAGGTGGATACACTGATCGACAACAACGAAAAGCATGAGGAAACCAGAACGCTGCTGCTTAATCATATGAGCGGCGAAGATGCTGTGATTGCCCAGTTCAAGTCTGCGTTTCCTGCTGGCGATCCGAAGGGGCATTGTGAATGGCACTTGGCTGAGATTGAGCGCATTCGTTCGCGCAAGGAATTCTGGCAGAAGATGACGTTTGAACTGGCGAAGTGGGGCTTGATCGGGTTCCTCGGTTGGGTCGTGCTTCAGTTGTGGCATGGTGCATTACAGGGGCCGAAATGAAACTGTCTGAACGTAGTATCGCAAGGCTGGATGGCGTTCATCCTGATCTGGTTCGCGTTGTCTATCGCGCTGCGGAAATCGCAACGGATGATGATTTTGTCGTGACTGAAGGCGTGCGAACCGTCGAGCGCCAGCGAACGCTGCTTGCGAAAGGCGCGAGCAAGACAATGCGATCACGTCACATTCCTGCATCGAACCAGTGCGGCCTCGGATGTGCTGTCGATCTGGCAGCGCTTGTCGATGGCAAGGTCGAATGGTCATGGCCGCTATACGACCGGCTCGCTGTGCTGATGAAGGAAGCGGCGAAGATTGAGGGCGTTTCAATTCAGTGGGGCGGCGACTGGTTGAAGTTCAAGGACGGGCCGCATTTTCAACTAAGCGAGAAGGTGTATCCATATGCCTGACATTACAGGAATCGGGGCTGTTGCTGATCTGGCTGGCACGGTCATCAATAAAATCTGGCCGGATAAATCCGAGCAGGAGAAAGCGCAGATTGCCGCTGCTGTCTCCATCGTTCAGGGCCAGCTTGAAATCAACAAAGCAGAAGCTGCCAATCCATCGACGTTCGTATCCGGTGCGCGTCCGTTCATCATGTGGGTGTGCGGGGCAGGGTGCGCGTGGAATTGGGTAGGGCTTCCGGTGTTCAAGGTGATTATGGCGCTCGCAGGCGTGTCGCTGAATGTGTCTCCGGCAGACCTGTCCGAGATGATGCCGCTGCTGCTTGGAATGCTAGGGCTTGGCGGTCTGCGTACCGTCGAGAAGATTAACGGCGTGGCTTCTAAATAGGGAGGCGTATGGCAACACTAATTAAATCAGCAATGGTCGCAGCAGACGTGGCTACACAGTCGGAGTTGGATGCAGTGGCGAGCGCGAAACTAGCAGGCGACGTGGTGCAGGTTGTTCATTACCAGACAGGTGCGTTTGCCAGCGGTACGACACTGATCCCGCAGGATGACACTATCCCTCAGAACACTGAAGGCACTGAGGTAATGACTCTGGCGATAACGCCTACCAGCGCGACGAACGTGCTGATGATTGAGGCTATCGTGCATGGCTCCAATAGCGTTGCGAATGCGCTGGTAGCTGCTCTGTTTCAGGACGCTACTGCTGGCGCACTGGCGGTTTCTTCAGGCCCGTACATTGCGACGGCTAACGCCTTCAGCCAGATCAGCTTGCGCCATAAAATGACGGCAGGCACTACGTCAGCGACCACGTTCAAGATTCGCATTGGCGCGACGACAGCAGGTACGACTTATTTCAACGGCAACGTCACTCGGTATTACGGCGGGGCTTTTGTGTCGTCGATCACCATCACGGAGATTAATGTATAATCCGTTTCGTTTGTCTCCCTCCTAGTTGTATTTGGCCCTGCTTCGGCGGGGCTTTTTTTTGGCTGGCATACTAGATATTGTAGGGAATTGCCTATGCGCTGTTGCGATTTTCTAACGGCTTGAGTGCGTTGAAATTGCACGGGAATTTATGGTTCCGTTCGCGGCCTGTTCCATTCCCC